ACTCCTCAAAAATATTGGAGTAGTTCTTCAAAATAACTGTATTCTTTGCAGTCATGATCATTCCCTCCCTTATTCAATATCAATTCCAGCAGGAGTCAGAATTTCATCTGGAGAACCTGCGTTAATAACCGGAGCGGCACCACCGAGGGAATAATCCACCGGGGCTTCCTTCTTACCTACGGATTTATGAATCCTCGAAAGGACATCATCATCCATCTTTCCAAGTACGTCATCAGTCCATGTACCCTGTTCGGTATTGGCCTGAATCTCTGAGATCATCGTCCGCTTCTTCTCCGCACGCATATTCGCAACAAAGGCGAGGTCTGCTTCCTGCTGCGGAGTAAGCTTGTTCACTTCAATTTTCTTCTCAACTTCCTTCACAACCTCAGTGGGTTTCATTTTGTCCAGCTGGGCTTCGGAGCAAGTCTGAAGAAATTCCCTGTCATCTTCGGTCCAGCGGCCCTGACTGTTGGCAATCAGATCATCCACTTTTGCTTTGATGCAAGGAGCGCATTCTTTGCTCATGTTTACCTCCTTTTTGTTAGTACTTAAATTATTAGTCACATATTCCACCTTACGATGGACTTCAACAGGATTCCCTACCAATTCGATTTTCCCACTCTCATAGGAGTAATCCTGTTTATACATTTTGGCTCCATCACTGGAACTCTTTACATATACCAAGTATGAATCATACATTTCTTCCAAGTAACAGTACGTATCTCTCGTCTCAAAACTCCGTAAAACCGTATAAGCGGCATCCATTCTTTCACGAAAACTTGCGTCTGCATTACTACAGATTTCTACAAATGATAGCCCTTTTCTGTTTAAGGCAAGAGCCAAATCCTTACCGGAAAGTGTCAATTCGGCTTCCATACTATCTTTGTTTGTTCGTATCCCACAACCATCTTTGCAAGAGCAAGCTCCTACAAATTCAGTGAGAATTGCAAGATGGTCCGGGCGATAATTATAAGCTACTGCTTTATACTCTTCCCCATTCCAAGTCCCTTCTTCATCTTGCTCTTCACTAAATACCCCAACACTGACTTCAATCAGTTTGTTATTAAGGATATCCTGTAGAATCTCCGGGGCTATTTCATTCAATTTATCCTCATCCAGCCATGCTTCAGCCTTTAACTTTAAACCATCTACAGTAGTATTGTAAACTTTACCTACAGAACGATTATCAATCACATCAGGGGCATTAGCAGAAATAGGTGTACCATCTTTATCCTCCGGGTGATCTATCACAACAGGAATACCATTCCACGCTGCAGGAATCTTACCAAGCTCATCTATCTTATGAAGTAGTGGACCATGACTCCCACTATGAACTCCCTCTACCATCATAACCACAGGAACAATATAATAAGGCTTTTCCTGATGGACAGTAAGAGTCACCTCATAATCAGAATCTGGTTTATTCTTATAAATAGCGTATTCACCGCTATTTGTATTTACTACACCATTGGCCTGTTTAATAGCCTTTGGAGCACATTCCTCATCAGTCCCACCATCCTTCATACATTTAGCAAGAACAGCATTTGCAATGCGAACCCATTGCTTCTTTTTCTTGTCGGACAAACCTTTCTTGTGCTTATCCACATCATTTATGTCCCACATAGCATTACCCTTCCATATTTATTTTACTTGAGTATGTTTGTAATAATTCTTTATATTTAAGAGGATCAATCACCTGAATATTTATTTCAGGATAATCCAATTGAAATAAATCAAATCTACTTTTTGCATCTTTTTATCCTCCTACTTTACGTTATATTTTTCAAGTTCTTCAATATACGGAAGTGCTATGCATCTACACTGTGGATGAAGTGGAATCATTGGTTCTATTTCATCCAATGTAAAAATCTTCCCTTCCAGACTTGCACATCTATCACAAACTCGATCATCCCCTGCTGTTTTCCATTCTCCTTTCACAGTAATTCCCAAAACCCCCCAATTTCGATATTCTTGTATAGTAGCTAAATGATGTGCCCGGATAGTTTCTGTACGAGCCAAAATTTCAGCTCTCCGCTTGGCTGGAATAAATCTCCCCAATGTATCTGTTATTCCTAAAGAACCCATATTTGTACCATCAATAGTAGCTACCAATTTTCTCGCTAGTAAGCGAGGGGCATCCCCATCTATCAATCCCTGCGCTAATATACGACTTATTTGTGAATCCATTGCTTCCGTAATACCTTTTAAATCAGTAAAGACTCTAGTAAAAATAAGTCCCACCCGATCTAAATGGAAAGGGGTCCCCATAACTATCTCAATTCCCCCGGAATCATCAATAGAAGGTATTTGCATTCCCTTGTTTATCATCTCGTACCTAGCCCGTATAACTCCCCTTTTATAAGAATCATAGATATATTTATTCATCCAGGCCGCTTCTACCGAAGTTCCTACCTGTGACAAATTTATTACCGTTACTAACTCAGATTCTATCTGCTTTTGTAACCACTCCATAAATTTTGCCACTTTTTCTGAGCTACGCACATACGCAAAAGCCTCTCTGGCCGGAGGTACTACTTGTAGTATATGCGGCCTTTCCTTAAGTCCAAAACAATCATTTTTATAAACTCCAGTCACTATACCTGCCATAATCGCTTTAAACCGACGATTCATATCACTAGCAAAGAGATTTCGCAAAGCAGTGGTATGAGTAGGGTCATAATTCCTACGTTGAACTTCGGTATATGTAGTAACAGTAGGCATCATTTCTTTGCAGGTTTAGGCTTTGTTGAGGCAGGTTTACCTGTCGCTGGCAATGGAGCTGGTTCTGGCTCCTCCAAGCTCTCTACTATCTTATCATAAAGTTCTTCCTTGCTAATCATTTCATCACGAAGTTTCGTAATGTAGTTAATCTGCTCTGTATTTAAACCAAGACAGAAAGCAAAGAAAGCATCCGGAGGCAGGATTGTTTCAGCCATCGGAGTATAAGTATATTCCCGAATAGCGGTTGCCCTAGATTTACCAATATCTACACGAGCTTTCTCACTGAGTGAATATAGATCGTTCCACTTTATAGAATAATTTCCCGTAACCGGAGCTGGTAAAATTCCATATTGAATCAAAATATCTATAAGCGGACGAACTATATTTGGTTCTGCGTGATCTTCCCGACGGGCCTGTACATACTCTTTCCACTCGGATGAGTCCTGTGAACTAGCAAGTTCCCCACGTTCACTCCCCATAAGCACTCGCTGAGGAATGCCTGTTACAGCAGAAAGACAAGCTATCTGTACTTCAAAATGCTCCTTTGGACTAGCTATCTGCTGCTGAAGAGCCTGTATATCAATTCCTTCGTTTATCAGAAAACGACGGAGATTATTTTCATATTCATTTATTTGCTGAAGCAAATCCTCTCTCATTTCTTTGGTGAGAGTATAATCATCAGCTACTTTACCTTCATACCCTGGTCTAGCTCCCCTCCAAAACATTTCCGCATCACCGCCGACTAATTTTTCAATATCCATCAATCGGTTATAAATCCCTTCCAAACGAGGAGTTCCATATACTTCAGACTCCAAAGGGTCATCGGTGACATGAATCACTCTGGAATAATGTACCTTTACATCAGTAGTCCCCCCATTTGCTTCTTTAACAGACATAGTATAATATAAAGGCAAGCCGTATCTTGGATTGGTAGGATTTGTTTCCAATTCCAAAATAGCTGCACTACTTTCACTATATGGTTTTACATAGTGTAATTTTCTTTGACCATCCTTTACGGGTTTAGCAAACGCCTCCCGACTTGTCACATCGTCTAATCCTAACAATAAAACTCCATAACGACCTAAACCAGTCAAACGATCCAACCTAGCCAGTTTAGTTTTAAATTTCATTTTACGATCCAATTCTGCCCAAGCCGTTTCAAAAACGGTATCCTCCTGCTCTTCCATTTCCACAAGTTCCAAAGCTCCCTGCCAAGTAGCTCGTACCGGACGATCAATCACCGCCTTGGCGATGTCCTGCCTAGTATATCTAGAATAAAATTCTGAGAACTTGATCTCTCCAGAGGGATACCCCAAAGCCCTATACAAATCTCGTTCTCCATCATATTGGAATCCTAGTAAAGAGGCTAACATTCCTCTATTCAAAAGTGAACCCTCTAAACTAATCTGATTAGTTTGAAGAGAAGGGGATTTGCTTATTCTTTTCATTTCAATAATTTTTTAAGTAACCCCCGGTATATTTCAACCGGGGGGCTTTTTCTTAAGCGGCAATCTTACCTCGGACAAAAGCACGTACTTTAGCAGTGCTGTGTTCGGGGGCAAAGAATGTAGTGCCAAGATATGTAAAGGTTACTGATAGTACAACTTTCCATACCACAGGCCACAAGACCACACCATTAACAATAAACAGCCCAACTGCCTCCAGTATTCCTGTGCCCAAAGCAATAAGAAGTCCAGAAAGAAGGTTAAACCAACTGAGTGCCCCTGCCGGTGAATCCGAGGGCCAAATCTGAAGTAAATTCTTACCGAAGTAAGTAAGCACTGAACAGATTGCTGTTACTGCAAGCACAAGCCAATCGATTGGCTGTACTGCAAATGCTGCCACAATTACTCCTATGAGCATCTGTGCCAGTCCTTTCCAAAATTGCTGCGTCATGACGTTTTGTTTTAATTAGACAATAAAGGTATATTCTGTAAAGTTACATGAATTTCATCATCCGGCAAATAATTATCAAAAACGAGGGCTTCATCAATCCCATCTATTTCATCACCAGACATGTCTTCAAGTTGAGAACCATGACAAGAATTATGGAGAATTAACGTTTGACTTACACCAATCTCCTCATCCATCTTTGTGGAAAGTCCATCGAAAGTAGGTTCTTGGTCAAATCCAATTTGGTAGATATTTGCATTGGATTCAGCATACCACTCTCTCCATGTCATTCCTTTCTCAAATGTACGATACAGACCATGAGATAAAGCACCCATGTACTTTTTGATATCTGTAAAGTAAGCATCTGCTGCTGTTTGATTCTCCTTACATGCACTGATAACTAACCAACGCAAATGACCAGAGCGAAAGATATGACTTTTTATTGGAATTCCAATAGGGATTGCTGGATTTGGTAAAAAACGATTACGAACTATCTTACCATTATAGTAATCATGCGGATTACCTTTGGTTATGCCTTCCGAAAAACAACTATCAGCTATAACACAAACAGTCGCTCCCGGTTGTAGTGATGCTATTGCCTGTGAAGCAGCCCACTTGTAATTCTTTACCGTAGCTTTGTAATCTGTGTATCTACGTATATCCATTCCAGGAAATGCCTTCACAAGAGGCTCTGGTAGATAGATAGTGTCATTGACACAACCTTTCAAAGTATTACCACCTCCATATACATTCCTTCCGATAGTAACTATACGAAATGGTACTGAATCAAAAGGCCGGTCGTCAATCTTTCCAAACATATTACCAAAACAAGTCATTGCTCAATTATTAGTTCTCCCTGACTGATAATTATCTTTCCCGTACCGAGTTCAACATGGGTGGAATCTCCGTAGAAAAGATGTCCTTTACGGAAGAATATAACCATGTCCCCCTCATAAATTCTCGCTCCCTGTTGCCAATACCCCCGTTGTTTTACGAGCTGCATATCAAATCCAGCAGCCCAATAGTCACTCACGGCAATCCCCATATCAAATTCAGTAGGAGTTCCCCATTGCAAACGGAATTCGGGTACAAAGTTTATGAAATCTTTAAAGTATGGATTCATGATCATCGAGTGGGTATCGTACCCCATCCCACGCCATTGTGCCCACGTTTTACGAACTCCAGCAACTTGAAATACTGGTTCTCCTGCCTCACACCAATAAATGTTATAATCACATTCAAACCCCTCAAGGCAGGAAGTATTCATCACATTGATGTTATATATTTGTCTCTTGGTATAGAAGATATTGTTTTTTATCTTTACACCTTTGGCACTGCCTACAGGATTATCATTTTCATACACATCTATCAACCCACGCCAAGTACCAATCCCAGGACCTACATACAAAGAATCAGCAGAGTAGAATGTATTATTATAGATACGTACACCATTCATCCCTTTTACAACCACACCAACAGCAGGAGGACTTACAATAATATTATATGCAACCACTCCTGCCGTATCAGTCATTCCATCGCTTTTACGGATGATACCCATTGGAACATGGTCGAGATAATTATACATGACTTTTACATCAGTATGATACCCAGTAAATATTCCATGTGTGATTGTATTTGCATCCTGATCCCCAACCCAATTGAATTTATTCCCAATAATCTCAGCACCATGAAAATTGTTGGTATATTGTGTTGGCAACTCCTGTCCCGCTTCAAGCATGTACCCATTAATATTACGTCCAGTAACAGAATTGTTCTTAAAAATGAACTTTACTGGATTGGTGCGATTAACAGTCACTCCATACGAAGTTACACTGATTGTATCCAAATAGGTTTGCCCCTCAATTAAGAGGGTATCCTGTGCAGATAACATAAGTGGGAACAGAAGTAATATGGATAGAATCCATTTCATTTTGCTATGAATGAATCATTATTACTCAAGAATGTAAAGAATCTTCCACCATACCCAGTTGTAGCATGAGCAGGAGAAGTGAGGATATTCAGGACTTTCTTATTATACTGATCTATTGGACGCATATCTTCTGGTATTCCTGCCGCCGTCCAATCAAAGTTAGCATCAAAGAATGCTTCCTGTTCTGCCAATAGTTTATCAGCAACATCGTACATATTATTAATCACTTCCCAATTATCAGCCACTAAACTGCCTTGAGGGATAATAGTAGGTGCAATAGCATCAACTGCCTTTACCGGGAAAGATACCTGTGTAAAATTGTCAAACACGTCAGTTGCTGTAATTGTTACGGTAATCTGTGGATTGGTTGCGTTAAGAATAGTACCAGCCACAGGGTCCTGCGTAACCGATTTTATTTGGCAATTATCCTCCACCTTTATGAATTCAGGCGTGGTGTAATCCGGAAGAACTGCCTCACAATTTGTCCCAACCTGTATATACTGTGGCGGAATTTGTGCTAGCATACACGTACAACTGCTTGCAAGAAGCAGCACCATGATAAAACCAATAATCTTTTTCATTTCTCTCTTTATTTGGTTAGTAACTCTTTTAAACGTTCTCTTGCTCGAAGAACCCGCACTCGAATTGTTGAGGAAGGTTCTTGGTACTTGTCAGCAATTTCATGAAATTGCAATCCATTAAAGTAATACTCCTCAACCATTAGCCGAGTTTTACACTTTAACTTTGACACTGCCCGTTCTACCATCTCCATCTGCTGATTGTAAATAAATAAATCCTCTGGCGTTTCTACTCCATAAGAAATAAACTTACAATCTTCAGTAAGGGGAACTTCAGTAATACGTCTGTTCTTTGTTCTTATAAAATCAATACAGTTATTCTTTGCTATAGAAAACAACCAAGTACTAAACTTATTTGTTGGTTGATAATACTTAATATTTAGGCAGGCATCCTCAAATGAATGTGTCATTAACATTTCAGCATCATCTTTGTTATTGACAAAATTAAAGATTAATACATACAATGACATTTGAAAACGACGAACCATCGCTTTGTATGCTTGAGAATCCCCCTTACGCAAACCTTCTACCACTATATGCTCTTCATACTTCATTCTATAATCTCGAAGTGACAAGCGTCCCAAAATTTTGTATCATCAACATCATCATCCATATCCCAATCTGCACCAGAACGGATATGATGTGTAATTTTACCTTCAGCAAATAGCATTTCAGCAACACCCATCACAAACCCTGCAAAGTTGGAAGACTGTAATTTCCCCCAATCAATAGCAGTTTTTTCAAATGGTGCTGCATCTACGGCTAAACTCGGCCACTTATTATGCTTGGAAAGCGGCCACGGTTTTTCAGAGTTTCCGGCAGCATACGCCTCATTCTGTGCAATCTCCCCACGATGCCCACAAACGATAGTACAGTCATAATATTTGATGACCTCATTAAATAAAGTTTGCAAATCCTCATGACAAGTTACCAAACGACTTTTAGATGTATTTGAATACTTTGGCATTATGATTTCACTATTAGTGCAACAGCAACAGCCGCAATCCCTATGATAGCAGTTATAATGATATTTACCACATTCACAGTATTCATCTTGATACGCTGTTTGAGTTTCTCAGCGGTGTTTACCTCAGCCTGAAAAATTAATAGAGCAGATACATTTGTGTTTAGTGCAGACATTATCTTATTCATTGCTCGCTGCTCATCCTTAATCATTATTAACTCTCCTTTTATCCCAGGATTTCCATTTCCATCAATGTCTTCTTCAATCGCGTCCAATCGTTTACTGATTTGTTCAATCTCCTTTGCTTTAGTACACGGTTCCATACTTCCTCCTTTCTTTAAACATTTGACTTATCTATATCTGACAGTTTACTAATAACGGATTTGGAAATTGTGTACGAATTGCATTATTCTGCTCACCAAGTACCTTCTTTACATAATGCTGAGTCGCACTTAAATCAGAATGCCTCAAATGATCTTCTCAGCTAAGAACATCTCACTAACCTCTGTAAATTTCTTATATTTTCTTAAAACGTTCATTCTAATTTTGGTGGAGTCTATTTGCTACTACGCATTTTGTTTCTTAAATATCCCCATTTAGTTATATTGAGTGCTACTACTCATAAGTTATTACATATCTTATATCAGGATGCTCCACGCCACTATAAATATATAACATACCATCTGCCCAATACCAATCAAACTCTGAATTAACAGCACTTTTTAATGTTTGCTTATTTCCCTTTATGTTATTGAAATAAACATTTGAAGGCTCGCTAGCCAAAGCAACCATAAAAACATTATTTGGATTTTCTTCTACTAAATGCACATCATGACCACTAAATGCGCCTATGGATGGAGACGTTATAGTGCTTGGAAAATCTCCGTATGTCTGAGCCTTATTAAACCAATTTGCACTACCTCCGGCGGTTTTCTCTCTGCGATATGCTTCGTTTGAGTTTGTTGCTGCCCAGTAATCACCTGCGCTTAATGCAGGAGGAGTAAGGAATTCGAAATCATTCCATGCATTAGAATATATATCTGACCAATCCTTTTCTTCAGTAACGGCAATTAGATTAGTGGGCGCGTTTTCGCTATTCGCATATAAAGCACAACGTATCTTTCCGGAAGATGGTTTTTGATAAGCTGGTAGATAGAGCCTAATTTTATTAGGCGTGCAAGGAGCGGCAACTGTTACTCTGCCGCCATAAATATAATTAGCAGAATAGGCAGCATTAGTTGTGCCTTTTACAGTATCACCATACGCTACGGAATCCTTTTCAAAATTGTCTATACTAGTATGGTTATTTCTTACCGTTGCTTTCGCTAATCCAACACCGTATGGAGCTTCTTTCGCCACATAATATATTTGTGCTATCTTATCCCTACCATCAGTTCCTTCAACAAGTCTAACCCAACTTGCACTTGCCCCTTGATCTAATACCTTCCCTTGCTTTGTCCAATGAACTAAGTCTGAAGAGGTGGCAAGTCCGATAGCATGTGTTGTTCCATTTGTTCCCCAATACCACATATACCATAAATTCCCAATTCTTACTGGATTAGATGGTCTTACATATGATGAATCCCATTCTCCTGCACTTCCATAGGGTATTATCGGATTAGAGGCTTCTTTTGTCCATGTAATCCCATCAGGTGAAGTAGCAAGCCCTATTTGATGTCTCACACCTGAGGGGGCCTTTACGCCAGAATAGTACATATAGTAAATACCATTGTGTTTAATTACGCAAGGGTGATGAATAAGATTATCGTCCCATGCGCCCGCAGCACCTCTCTCTAAAACTGAACCATATTTATTCCAACTCAATCCATCACTCGAAGTGGCGTATCCAAGTTTATCCCAGACATTACTGCCATTTAACGCATCAAACCACATCTTCCAGTTACCCGGACCTTCATATAGCACACTTGGGTCTGCCTGTCCCCATTCATCAAACTCGCCGACATTCCCTGGTTGGAATATTGGAGAGGAAGTACTTGTAAATCGTAAGCCGTCGAAACTTCTTCTAAAACTTATCCACCATAAAACAGGGTTATCGGTTGATTCCTCGCCAAAATGCAGAAAAGTATCGCCTTTTTTTATTATTGTGCGACTTAAATATTCTCCTAATGGATTTTGGGACGAAACATATGGTACTCCTGTAAATAATGTATCCCAATAGGTCTGCCACGAAATCCCATCATCCAATATTACCTGACCTGTTATCTGTATAACAACGTCGGCTGTTACTTTATCATCTGCTGTCATAGTTATTGGTAATTCTATTACTAATCCTCCAAACGTAAATGTACTTGGTTCTGAATCATAATCAGCAAGTTGGATACGATAATTTTGTACAACATCTGATTCAAAATCATCTTTCATCAATTCATAGGTCTCTCTTGTGAAGTTCATATCCAGTGTGAGAGTCCCTCCTTCAGCGAATCCTGTAATGAACTCGTTATATCCTGCATCAGTATCCAAGGATGTAACCTCAATCGTATCTTTTGTCATTCCAGGACCTTCAATGGCATTAACCTCTGCCACATCATCCCATGTAGCTCCGTTCCATCTTTGGAACTTTGTCCCTACTCCTGCAAACGCTTGACTTCCCATCGCTTACCAATCAAATCCAAAGGTTACACTACCACTCGTATAATCCGAATCATCAACAACACCTGCCCGCCAAACAACTCCGGCAGCAAAGTCATTTATCATGACTCTTGTTCCAATAGGCCAATCATCAGTACCATTCTTCAAGTAATTTGTCCAACCAGTATCCCCCGGACACTTGTACTGTAACTTTACAGTACCTACCGAAGCAGTAGAATCTGGAGATGTCTCCCTTATTGAAAAGAAGAATCTCCCCAACTTGCTTGATCGTGGTGTAATCTCATTTGTATAATAGCCACCACTACTCGGTGCGGGTTTGGTATCAACTATAGCATACTCGTACCCATCTCCAGAAACTTTCCTGTTTGCCATCTCTTATACCTTTATTCGTTTAACTCTTACAGCTTTCAAACCTTTCTTTCCTTCCTCAGTAATGTACTCGACTAAATCATCCTTCTTGATAACATCGAGTGTTCCTGTTTTGTGAACGAAAACGTCCTTACCATCATCTCCGGCTATAAAGCCAAATCCTTTTTGCTCGTTGAAAAATTTCACCTTGCCAGTTAAAATTGCTCCCATTGTGTTTAGTATTTATTGGTTCTAAATAAGTCAATAATAAGAATAAGAAACATTGCTCCCAATCCACCAAACCAAGTGAGAGTAACATCCGCCATTTCCGGAGTTCCCGGACCAAACCATTTGTCATAGGCTTCTTTTGCAAAACCAACAAGAAGTGGCAATATTGCGGCAACAATCATTGGTCCATCAGGACGAATATGTGTTTCTTTGTTACGATGGGCAAATAGCAAAACAATCAGTCCGCTGATTATAAACCCTGCCCCTGCATGATAAAGTAAGTCCATTATGTTATCCTCCTTACAAGTTTTTTAAACACCAGCTTGTTAAATGCCCCAGCTGCGGCATCTACCTGGTCCTTATATGTTGAAAATGGGAAAAAACGGTGTTCTTCGATAAAGTCCCGGTTCCACGGAGCTTTCAGCAGCCGTACTCCCCCATTATTAACCTGAACGCTGTATGAGTCTGCACGTGAAGTCTTATCCCCGGTAGGACGCTCTGCATAAACAATAAAGCCAGCAAGACCTAGAATACTAGCCTGTGCAGACTCCTTTCCACCTGATCCCGGTTCCTGCTCTAACCATATGATGGTAGAGGACCCATCCATGCGGGCCGTTTCCTGCACGATAGCCTCCCTACGCTCTGCAGTCCATCGTCCACGGCGGACATCTTCGATAATCCACCGCCCATTCATCAGCTGCAACATTTTGACACCAACAGTAAAAGCAGACCCCTGTTCTTTGGAACCTGCTTTATCCCAGTACCGCACTGAACGTAGTACATTACTAGGGTGAGGTAACTCGTCTATGATTTCAAAATTACCAACCTTAAACATTCCACCTCCGGGCGGAGTTGGGTCCTGACCGATCTGACCTGCATATCCATACTGCCCAAGGTCAGCTTCAAGGTCCTCAAGAACTTTCCATGGTAACCGGACAGGGTCCAACAGATCATCCTTGTAAAATTTGTAGAGTTCAGGTGGATTTATCTTTTCCTTATACCTGCGTGCATCTCCAGGCAGGCATATATGACGGATGTTTTCTTTACGCTTGGAAAGAATATGACCAGCAGGATCATCCTGATGCAATCGCTGCATAATGAAGATAGTTGGCGTTATGGCCTTATCCGTCTTACGGGTGGACAGCGTTTGTTCACACCAGCGGTTAGCTGCTGCAAGTTCCAGTTCGCTCACGGCCTGATTAGGATTCAGGGGGTCGTCCACAATCAGAATGTCTCCATGAAACCCCGTCAAAGTACCCCCGACTGACGTGCTATAACGGCTACCTCCAGATATGATCTTGGGAGGCATGCCTGGTTGCATCACCTTTTTTACGATCTTGAAGTTACTCTTGGTATCCTTATCATCACGAATATCCAGATCAGGATACATTTCACGGAACTTCTGTGAACGTATGAGGTCACGGCAATACTCTGCACTTTCCAAGGAAAGGGTGTTAGAGTATGATGCACAAATAAACCTCATCCACGGCCACCGTGTCCAACACCAGACCGGGAACATAATTGAGCACGTGATGGTTTTAGTCGTTCCAGGTGGAACGTTAATGATCATATCGTATTCCCGTGCCCTGCGGTCTCCAACCCGCTGTGCAACTGTCTCCAGTTCATGGCACAGGAACTCGATATGCCAGTTGGGATGAAATGAGTGTGCACTAACAACATCCCAGAAATATTCAAGGAAATGGAAGAGGCTACGATCATTAAGTGCACGTGACACTGCCACCGGGTTCTCCATAGCATAACGTAATAGTTCCTGCTTGGAAACGGTTTCAGCGGTATTTCGGGTTTGCACTTCCATGATTTTCTAACCTAATGCAATATTTTGAGCGATCTGGCGCAGACCGATTCTTTCCACCAGTTTTAATTCTTCAGTGGAAAGACCATTAAAATCAAATTTGTTGATGTTAATATTTGTATGTGTGATCTCACTCTTGCTAGTATCTGTCCATAACTGGGGCTGACGTGCACTCAGCCACTTATGTGCACTCCATGGATCTGGGATCACATGTTTGGTCACCACGCTCCTGACGACTTCCCCCTTGATCACATGCAAAACTTCCTCTTCATATGAAAATCCAGTTGCACGCTTATACAGTGATGCAGCCACCTTGGAATCTGCAAGTAATTTTCCTTCAGAAAGTGCCTGGGCCAGTTCAGCCTTATTTTCCACCCACTTGAGGAACTGATCCTTCGAAACCCCAAATGCACGTGCAATATCTTTATCTTCAGCTCCAAGTAACGCCATCTCAAATGCAATCTGCGGGAATCCATTACTCCACAACAGCGGCCTACCCACTTTCCCAGTCCTATTCTTCGATCGCCTCATCTCCAGTTAAATTTACTTGATTGCGTAAATTTAATGGATTGAAACCATATAACGTATACACTTGCACAATTATTTTTACCAAGTTCACTGCATCAAAAAATCCATCAACACTCCATATAATACAAATCCCACCAACGTGCACCCAAAAAAAAATTTTGATTTTCTTTAATACCTTCTTAAAAAGAACAGATAATATGCATGATAAGAAATAATATCACAAAAATCCCCCTATAATAACAGAGTAATTACCCTATTACTTCCCTACCGATATGCATATGGAAATTTACCATATGAACTGGAAACGAGTTGCAAAAACCACTTGAAAACCAAATTTGGACTGCAGAATTTTCATGTGTGCATTCGGCGGAGTTCATAAAATGAATCTGCCGATGGACCGGGGGTGGTGGCTCATACCCCACTCCTTCCACCATCAGCGGTGGCTCCAGGGACCTTCCACGATACGTGGCCTGTCCGGTGGTTATGCATTGGAGGCTCCGCCATTATGCTAGTCTAAACTATAATGAACTTGCGAGCAAAATGCTTACGCTGATAGCACATGCATGCGGTGCCCGTCCACACCCGTGCTAGGCATTTTAATAGGGTAATATAGGGTATCATTATAGGTTACTATAGGGTAATATAGTAGGTTATTCCGATATGACGTTTTATACCTTATTCCGGTGTGATAATAGTCTTATTCCGGTTACTATTTGCTTTCCTAATCTCTAGAAGTATATTCCAGGCCGTTCGGAGTAGTTATATTACCCCGTTTTTTCCACTTTTCCTGCCGTTTCCGGTCCTCTAGTCTATAGACCTATAATAAAGTATTACCGGATACGGGATAATTAACGTTTTTACCTCTTGACGGGTGTAATAGTTCAATGGAATTTTACCCTATTTTAGCCTATAATGATGCTTTTTATACCTTTATAACTATCTGATATATAAGCTTATATATGCCTATAAAATATTTTCTTTAAAAAAACGTTAAATACTTAAATATTTCGTATATTAGACCTGAGATAGAAAGTATTAACGAAAAAAGGTAAAACGCTAATAATCAGAGAGATAGCACTCCGGCACCGCAGTCAAGCCTAACACTGCAACCGACTGAAAATAAGATAATCTGCCACCTGTCGTGAGATAGTGCTTTTGCGGAAGATGATAAAACAGCGGACTCTTTGAAATCCTGAGGAATCGCAAGTTCCACCGCTCCGCTCACCTAAGCCAATATCGTTTCCGGTTAATTACCGGACCGACACGCTGAGGGAGTGATAAGATATCCCGGAGATGTAACGAGATATCCTGAAAATGAGCAAGTAAGCTATTAACACCCGTTTTTATCGAGTAGGCCAGTGGTAAAGAAATAACTCTCACAGCCGATGATACGGGATTAACGGGTGTGCGGTAATAACTAATAATAACGCAATCTAATTAGCCTCCAAGCTAGTTGGATATTGGTGCCGAAAGCAAGGAGTCAAACAAGGTATATTAGCAGACAAGGTTTTTGTCTTTTTTAAGGTAATGGAAGAGGTATACGCAAGTGTACCTCTTTTTTTTTGCCGGTCCGGTAATTCCTTATTAACTCCGGTAATACAGAGGAGTAATATTTACACCTCATAACTAAAAACCTTAAAAAATGAGCAAGATTGAAAAAACCTCAGCCGAGACTGTTAATGAGAACAGTGGAAACGTAATCGAAACACCCGCACCCGTCGCTACAGGCAAGGGCAAAGGCAAACCGGAAACGAAAAAACCGGCAAAGAAAGAAAAAAAGTTACTTTCCACTTTCGAATTTGCCCGTGCTGGAGCAGTTGCGATGGCAATACGGCAGCTGAGACTCACCGGGCAACCGGAAAAGCTTAATGCGAGTGCCGAAAAAATCATCGCACTGGCTGACAAGATTTACACCGAAAAAACCGGAGCACCCTCAAATCTCAAAGAGAGCAAGTGGAATTTCCTTTATGCCACCCGTTTCCTGAAATACTATGAGGCTCCGGTGAAAAAGTAACCAACTGAAAAAAGAGTCCGTGTGACTCTTTTTTTTTGCCCGGTCCGAAACAAAATGAGAGATCATCCGGTGATCTCTTTTTTTTACCCGGATACCTAAAATTTAGCAGTATTATGAACAATCTTATTTAGAATTAAAGAATTCAACTAAACCTTATTCAACTACATCCTTCCGGCACAGGCATAGGAGGGTAATCATAGAAGTGTAGTTGGGTAAATACGTTTTCATTAATTTTCGGGTGAATTTTCTTTTTTACATATTGTATAACTAAAAACCTACAAAGATGAAAAACCAGTTTCGTTTCGCAGCTCCGATTGTTCATACAATCGAAATTCAGCGTCGCCCGACCACTTTTGCCGTATCATTTCCTGATAGGAATATGGTCGTTAAAATGGTTATCCGTGGCAATCATGTTTTCGTTCGTGACGAGGAAATTGAACGTACCGGAAAAGGTCGCCGCCAACTGAAGTGGGAAGGCACAATCAACAAGTTTTTCAAGCTTTACCCTGGAGCTGTGGGATTACAGGATGCTTTTCGCAGATATGTAAAATCATGGTACTGCTGCGTCAACGAATCAGTCCTGTAACATTCGAACTTGAGCCACTCTCTTACCTGGGAGTGGCTTTTTTTATGCGTTTATAAAAGAGTAACTAAACCAAATAATGATCTTGAAAAGATGAATGACTTTAAGAACAAGTATGGGTGGTCTGTACATGACTTCCTCATGCAAATTGATGAATTCGTAGAAATACCTTCATCTGTGTACTCTCAAGCGAAAGCTTCTGCTTTAACCACGAAGAACAATTCAAGGTTAAAATTCCTTTTTCAACAATGGACAAAAGGAAAGTATGATCAGCACGTTGATGTGCTTTACAAAGAAATCTTGAAAACCTTAAAAGGATGAAACAACAGGTAATGGTTCGCACTCCGAAGGGAGAATGGCCACTTGACGACAT